TCTAATCCCGCACTGCGAAGCGCCGAACAATAGCTGTAAACGCATTCCATCTCAAACTTTTCGCCAATGTTTAGCCATTGAGGCATTCTCTCAGCTTTAGCGGTTCGATAGTTCATTGTCCACAAATTGCGATTACCGGGGCGTTTAACATTTTGATTACGCTGATACTGGGCGCGTTTTTCAGGATTTTGCTTACCCCATTCAACAGCTTGAGCGCTATACCGTGCGCGGTCTTTAGCTTTTGATTTATTTGCAGTAGCATTCGCGCATTCGCAGCAACTTTTGTTGGCCGTGTATCGTTCCGTCACATGCCCGTGCTTACAAGCTACGCCGGTAAAATACCTTGGTAGCTTGTCGGCTTGCGCGGCTGCACGAGACATCATTTTTTCTTTGGTGCTGCTGCACGCTTGACGGCATAACTTATTGCCACGGCCTGCTTTACAGGCTTACCCGCCGCGACTTCAGCTTTGACGTTCTTGCGGAAGGCTTCGGGTGTCTTTGACTTAACGAGTGGCATGTTAGTCCTTATGGTTCAACGTGCAAAATACCATAGTTTATTTTCAGAGTGTCTGAATACGCGTTATTCGATATGTTGCCAATGTTAATTGTAAACGCGCCGTTTGTTACTGTCACCACGGCAATTACGTACGCAAAGGTAGCCGTAGCGCCGGAAGCTATGTTTACAACAACTGTGTCCAACGCAGTCACTTGGCTGTTGGTAACAACAAACGCGACTTCACCTGAAGGTGCTATTTGTGCGCTAGCTGTAGTAATCGTACCCGCTGATGTATTTAATGTTACGCCCGAAGCCTTATTGCCCGTTTGCGTTACGGTTCCATACGCGCCATTGGTATACCCAACCTTTGAGGTTGCGTAAATAATCGCGCCGGTAATGTTTTGTGGGTTGGTAGCGCCAATGACGCCGCCATCAATATCTTGATCAAGATAAGCAACGCCGATAGGTTTTGTAAAGCTCATTTATTTCCCCTTTTTAGCAGTCTTAGCCGACTTTATAAAGTCTTGTTTAGTCGGCGCAGCTTTGCTACCAACTTTGTTCATCTTTTCGCCAGAGCCAGCTTTGATGCGCTCTTGCTTGGCGTGAATGTTGGCATAGAGCCCGGGTTTAGTTGCCATGATTTAGCACTTCCATCGTTTAAGTGATGCCTTAGCACGCTCGGCGTCGCCTTTGGCGTTCTTGACTACACCTTCCATCCTCGCGCAAAACGATGCCTTGCGGCCCTCGTCTGCCTTGGTCTTGGGGTTAGGGGCTGGCGGCTTCAAGTTGCTGCCAGTAGCAGCGTTGTACTTCTCGCGGCCTTTGGCAGTCAGGCCCGCGCCCTTGGACACCGGCAGTTTTTCGCCGCGACCTACGCTTAGAGAAACCCCTTTTTTCGTCGCCATGCTAGCTCCCCATCCAAGAAGTTGCTGCCGGAGAATCGGAATACGTCCGGCGGGTGGTTGTTCGCGCATTGTACTCGCCCCGATGCGCCACGGGAAAGGCAAATGTCACGCAAATAGCGTCCGCCGCATCCGGCGAGGCCAATCCCCGCGATTTCATGTCTTTTTTTGACTCCAAAAAGATCGTGCCCCGTGAATCCGGCTTCATCATAGGCGAAATCAAGTCCGTCTTCAAGAACCTGTCGTTCGGAATACTGGCCGTTTTCAGCCATTCGCGCATGTCACCCCACATCTGCGCCCTCATATTGCCGTACATGACCGGGTTTTTGGACTTGTTGCCAAAGTTCACGCCCTTGATCTTGTAGCGCTGCTCTTTGAGCCTGTCCACAATCCCCGCCCCCAGCCCGCCCTCATCAATCACCACCAGCGCAGGCTTAAACTCCTCAATCGCCTCAATAATGTGACCCACCACCGTCATGGTGTCGTCGCCCCTGTGCCGGTCAATCCGCACAATGTCCCGCCCCTGCCGCACCGCTATCACCGTAGCATCAGCCCCGAACCGCGCCGGATCAACCCCAATAATAATTGGCGCGGTCTGATCCTTGTACTTGACCCGCTTCATCGCACCATCCACCACGTCCGCCGGTATAAACTGGTCATCGCCCTCAGACGGAAACTGACCGTACACCTCAACGTGCGCCTGAGCCGAGTCCGGCCCATACTCATCAATAATCTGCTGGTAGACCTGCTTGTCCGTCCCCTCAACCGTGCGAGCGTCCACCACCTTATTCGTCCAAAAATCCCGCTTTGAATTAAAACACTCGTAAAAATACCCCGTGTTGCGCCGTGGGTTGGAAAACGCCAGCCACAACCTGTTCGGCGTGTTCTCCGTAAAAAAACCAGCCGTCACCGACCAAATCGAATCATCAATACCGCTGGCCTCGTCAAAGATCACCAGCACACCATCGTAATTGTGAACACCAGCATAAGAGTCCGGATTCTCAGCCGACCACAGCCGACCCTCAACCGCCCAATACCGTGTGCCCTTACGCAAATCCTTCTCAACCAACTCAGTCAACCAATTCGCCGGAGCCACCTTGGTGGCGCTCACCTCAAACCAGTGACTGTTAATGCTCATCGCCAACCACTTCGTAATCTCAGCCCATGTCACCGCCCGCAACTGAGCTTCCGAATTAGCCGAAATAATCGTAGTCGAACCAATCCTTGTAGACAACATCCAAATCGTAAGCCAAGACACCAGCGCCGACTTGCCAATCCCTCGGCCAGAACTCACCGCGTGCCTAAGCGTCTCAAAATCCACCAGCCCATTTTGACGCTTGATGTGAGCCGCAATCTCCCGCAACACCTCCCGTTGCCACTTCCTCGGCCCCTTAAAATTCGCCAGCGGAGTGTTTTCCTTGCCCCAAGGAAACGCAAACAACACAAACGCCTCAGGATCGTCAGCCACCGCTGGAGACCACAAAGTCGCCATCAATTCTTGCTCGTCTTCTGGTTTGTAAATTGTGGTTTGCATTAGGACAGATGGTAAATGATATTTTATAAAAATAAAAATAAAATGTTCGTGGAGGCACCGTTACCGCGGCCCTTTGTCGCTCGGCCCTCCCTCCCCCCTCACCCTGGTAAGTGGGCACTTACTTACGCTTTTTCGAGGTTATCCACAAGGCTGGCGGCTAGTTATGCGCCTAGCCCTGTGCATAACTGCCATCAATGCCCCAATGTTCTGTATAACCTGTGCATAACTACGCATCGACTTAACATAATGGACACTGTAGAACATCGTATCTGGTTGTTGTTAGGGTTAACCATTAGTGCAAGCGCATACGCGTAGTTCATAGCAATCTATGCGTAAAGCGCATAACCTTGCTTAATCTTTGCTCACCATCTCTTTTACCGTTACATCCACCACATTGCTTTCATCAGTGAGAACGCGCAGCTTGGCATCTTTTAGGGCATCAGAGACGCTGATGCGAGTGTCAGTCACTGAGACATCAATACGCTCGCCATAGACCTTTGGCTTGAGCTTGGCAGCTATCCACTTCCTTGCATCCACTTGCAGACGCTTCTGTTGCACCCAAGCGCTAGCCTGAGCGCCTTCTAAGCCGCTTGGCATGGACTCGTCAGCCAACTCCAGTATCTCCTCGGCCAAACGGTCTGCGCGGCTTTCTATGGCCTTCTCGTACATTGCCCTGAAATCCAGATTGTTCCGCAGCATCATCATTGCCGTGTAGTAAGACGGCATCCCATCGGATTTCAGCGCAGTGCTCAAACTCCGACCTTCAGAAATCTGCCTGCACATCTCAAGCCAGCACGGATGATCAATCCCAAAAGTCGTTGGCCTACCACCAGCATGTTTGGTCACCACTTCGTTTGTCATGTTAGCGTCCACTTACTTCTCCAATCTTAATTTTGTCCCAAATCATTCGCAGCATCGAAGCCCCCTAACCCCCTCACTCTTAAGAGAGTGAGGGGAGGGGAGGGGGCATTTTCGAGCGTTTTGCCCCCTAACCTTCATTCCCCCCAAAGGGGGATTCAGGGGGCTAGGGGGCACGAAATTACCCACCTTTTCGCACCAGCATGGCACTCGATTGCACCTCATCAACCACCATCCAGCCATGTTCAATGGGGCTAATGATCTCCGAAAGGATAAGCGCACCGATCATTTTTTCCGGATATGACGGACTCAAATCGTTCTCAATGGTGCGTGGTTTGCGCCCATCTTGAGCCAGCTTGTCCTTAAGTGCCGACCTGCTAATGTAGGGTAAACCCTCGCGCACTTCAGCGCCTGTGCCCCACCATGCGTTCTCAAATGTTTTGCGGTGGCTCTCAATTTTGCTGTCTTTTTTGATGATAGCGGGGGCTTGGGCTTCAACTAACACTGCGCTGGTGACTGGCTGGTTGTCCTCGTCGTACCAAGCTGGGATGGTCACTTGGCGCAGTTCGGCGTAAACCGTCTGGGCCATTTCAGCATCCTTGGACTTGCGCTGCACGATCTGCATGGGCTGGTCATCTTTGGCTGGAACGATACTGATCTCAATGTCCAAAGCGCCACGCCATGCGCTTGAGCCTCGGGCGCGGTGCTGTGCTTCGTCTGACACGCCTGTGTGGTGGACAAGGATGACTGAGCAGTCAAACTCCATCATCAGGGCGTTGCAAGCGTCTAACATGGTCTTGGCGTCTTGGGCGCTGTTCTCGTCACCTGCTAAGAATCGGTGCAGGGTATCAACCACTATCACGCTTGGCCTGTCTTTGAGCATCCTGACCTGTTCCACCACCTTGAGGTAGCCGATGGGGGTGTTGAGGTCGCAGCCATCCTTGGAAAGCCACATATTGAGCTTTCCGGCCTTGTTGTGGTGCTTCCATGCTGCTACCCTGCCTCGCAGGCCGTGGTGGCCTTCACCGGCCAAATAGACCACATTGCCTTGGCGTACCTTGTGGCCGCACCAGTCTGGGATGCCGCTTGCCATGCGTAAGCACCAATCCAGCACCACAAAGGTCTTGCCGCCGCCTGATGGGCCATGCACCATCACCAAGGCTTGGGACTGAATCCAGCGCTTGACCAGCCACGAAATGGGGCTGGGTTGGGCTGAAAACTCGTCTGCGGGGATGAGCCAATCATTTGCTGGTGGCATGAGCAGTGCGGCCAAATTGTGCCCCGCTTGGGCATAATCGTTGGCATCACCGAGAATCGGAGGCATCACCATGCGTGCGCCGTACTTGGCTGATGCTTGTTCTGCATAACGTTGACCAACGCCGGATTGGTCATGGTCAGCCACAATCACAATGTCTTGCATAATGCCGTGCTTTTCTCGCAAACTGCCAGTCACCGGCACTAGGTTGCTGGCACTGTAGGCCACTACGCAAGGCCGGTTTGTAGCCTCAAAAATGGTAGCAGCGGTGGCAAAGCCTTCGGCCACATATAGCGTGCCTAGCTCATCTGATGAGCCTACCACCCAAAACTTGCCGCCGGTCTGCCCGCCAGCGTGGTACAACTTGCCGCCTTCGTGGTCTATGTACTGGAGGCTAGACAATGTGCCATCTGCATCGTACAGGGGGACTACCAAGCGGCCATCGCCCGTGGCACGAGCGCCATGAACGCCGATGCCCTTTTTGGCAAGGTAGGGGTGGTCAGGGAGCGCTGCCTGTGCGCCTGTCCATATCTTTTCGACTGTCTCGCTAGCTACTTGATGCTGGCGCTCAATGGCTGCGTCCCGCAAGGCTTTGGCCTCGGCCAGACGCTTGGCGTGGGACATCTCCTCGGTCTGGGTGAGCTTGCGCCCTACATCAGCGCGGAAACTAGATTCAAAACCTGCACGCCAGCAGCCAAAGCGCCCCGCTGGGATGCCATCACCAAAGACCAAATACCAGCCCGGCTTGTCGCCGTGGCCAGGCGCACCCTTCGTGCCCGAGCGAAAGCGGTGAATCTTCCCGTCCATCTCAATGTGATCTGGCGGCTCCAGCCCCGCAGCACGCATGGCGTCAATAAGTTGCACTTCAGGCGGGTCAACCCGCTTTTCTGGTGCTGGTGCCCACGGGCCACCAAGGACTTTTGAGAGGTCAGCCATGCGTCACCTTCCGACTTTCAAGATAGGTTGACAGGGCCATCATCACCTTGTGCGTGGGGTTCGCATTGGGGTTGTCGCGCATCTGCCTGATGGTGTTGTAGTGGACACCAGTGGCCTCGGCCACCTTGCTTGGCATTCGGTCGGATAGAGCTTCTCGTATTTGCTCAAGTGTCATCATGTTCTTTTTCCTTTGTTAAATTAATTTGTTGCGCTGGCCGAATCTTACCCTAAATTGTGTGATACAGTGCAAGCACACCCAGAACAGATTTCCTGAAGTGGGTGAAAAAGGAGAGCCAAATGGCTATCAATTTGAAGTCTACGGGCAGCTTGTCTGCTAATGGTGTGAAGTTGTTGGTGTACGGGCAAGCCGGTGCAGGCAAGACCACGCTGGTCAAGACGTTGCCCAATGTGATCGTATTGTCTGCCGAGGGTGGCTTGTTGTCTATTCAGGACGCTGACTTGCCCTACATTGAGATTGCTTCAATGGATGATTTGCGCGAGGCTTTTGCTTGGTGCAAGGACAGCAAAGAGGCTGAAGGCTACCAGTCTGTTGCGTTGGACTCAATCAGCGAGGTGGCTGAAGTAGTCTTGCATTACGAGATGAAAAAGTCTAAAGATGGCCGCGCAGCATACGGCGAGATGAATAGCACCATGCAAGAGTTGATCCGTGCATTCCGCGACTTGCCCAACAAGCATGTGTTTATGAGCGCCAAGCTGGAGAAGTCCACAGACGAGATGGGCAAGATGTTGTACAACCCTGGTATGCCCGGCAAGAGTCTTACACAAGGCTTGCCCTACTTCTTTGACGAAGTGCTGGCGCTGCGCGTTGAGCGCGATGCCGAGGGCGTAACGCAGCGTGCATTGATGTGCGATTCAGACGGCCTTTGGCTAGCCAAAGATCGCTCCGGCAAACTCGGCGCGTGGGAAGCACCTGACCTTGGTGCAATCATTGACAAGATCGGCGGCAAAGCATGAAGTACTTGCAAGCATTTCCGATGCCCTACAACGGGCACGATGGCATGACCTTGCGCGATTACTTTGCTGCCAAGGCCATGCAAGTGTTGATTGCTGCAACGGTCAGCGCTGACTCTGTACTTAATGAGGAAGATGCTGCGCTTGTTTCCTACCGCATAGCTGACGCCATGTTAAAGGAGCGTGACGAATGAGCGACTTAAAAGCATTGAGCGCAGATTGGCTGCGCCACAAGACTGCTGAAGAACATGCGGTCATTGAACGCCGGAAAATTGAAGATTTGATCGTCAAGGAGTTGGCGCTACCTGATGCATTTGAGTCTACTGAGACAACAGAGCCTGAAGGTTTTGTTGTCAAAATTTCTGGCCGGATTGACCGCAAGGTTGATTCAGAGAAGTTGCAGATGTTGGCGACCGAATCAGGGTTGACCGAGCATTTGGCTACATTGTTCCGCTGGAAGCCAGAGCTAAACCTAACGCTCTGGAAATCAGCAGACGAGTCCATCACCAAGCATTTGGCTGGTGCAATTACGGCCAAGCCTGGCCGTCCATCTTTCAAAATCACTGTTAAGGAATAAATATCATGGCTTTTCTCACCGAATCTTTCGATGTCAACGAACTTCCAGTTGGTAACACAGGCAGCTTTGAGCCGCTGCCTGCTGGTTGGTACACATGCACCATCTCCCAAGCTGAACTTAAAGATACCAAGGCTGGTAACGGCCAGTACATCAAGCTGCGCTACGACATCACCGGCCCAAGCCATCAGGGTCGTGTGGTGTTCGGCAACTTAATCATCAAGAACGCTAACCCTAAGGCCGAAGAGATAGGACGCCAGCAGTTGGGCGAGATCATGCGTGCTATTGGGCTGGCAAAGGTTGCCGACACTGACCAACTGATCGGTGGTCAGATTGCCATAAAGCTAGAGATCAAGCAAGACGCGCAATATGGCGCAAGCAACGAAGTGCGGGGTTTTAAGTCAGTGTCCGGCAGCGTAGCGCCTGCGGCATCCAGCGTTATGCCTGCGTCAGCACCAGCGGCAGCCAGTGGAAAGGCTGCGCCACCTTGGGCTAAAAAGTAAGCAAAAAAATGCCCCGACTGGTTAAGGTCGGGGCTAAATCTACTTCAAGGAGAGAACAAATGAAAATTCCCCAACCCGATAATACCATTCAAGCGTTAATTGACAAGCAGCATGAAGCAAAGCCTGAAAAACCACGACCACACCTTGGTGCTAGTACGTTAGGCCATGTCTGTGACAGGTGGCTTTGGCTGTCGTTTCGGTGGGCGGTGCAGCCTGAGTTTTCTGGCCGTATCTTGCGCCTGTTTCGTAGGGGCCAGAACGAGGAAGCCACCATCATCAGTGACTTGCGTGCCATTGGGTTGGATGTCCGCAAGGTGTCAGCGCAGCACCGTGTTGACTTTGGCAGTCATGTCTCTGGATCGCTAGACGCCATCATTGACAAGGGCGTGCCCGAGGCACCAAAGGCCAAGCATGTGGCCGAGTTTAAGACGCACAGCAAGAAATCGTTTGATGCGTTAGCCAAGGACGGCGTGGAGAAGTCCAAGCCCGAACACCTTGTCCAAATGCAGGTTTACATGCATGGCACTGGCATTGATCGTGCGCTGTACGTTGCTATCTGCAAGGACGATGACCGCATACATACTGAGCGCGTCAAGTACGACAAGGATGTCGCAGAGAAGGCGGTGCGCCGAGGTCATTACATTGCATTGGCCGAACGTATGCCCCAGCCGATCAGCACTGACCCAAGTTGGTATCAGTGCAAGTTCTGCGATGCGTACAAGTTCTGCCACGAAACCAAGACCACCAAACATGTCAATTGCCGCACATGCGCCAACGCCACGCCAATGCCTGATTCAACTTGGCACTGCGCCAAGTGGGACGATGTGATCCCAGTGGACGCACAGCACAAGGGTTGCGAGTCGCATGTGCTTCACCCTGACTTAGTGCCTTGGCCGCGCAAGGACGGGCCGGACGAATTCACTGCCGTGTATGAGATCAATGGCGTGACATTGGCTAACGGCGACCCAGAGCAAGAGGGCGTGTACTCATCCACAGAATTGCTGGCTAACGCTGACGCTTGCGGTAGCGGTGATCCGCTGATTGCTGAGATGCGTAAGCAGTTTGATGGAAGGGTGGTGGGGTGAAAACTAATTCTGGAACATTAGCAGCGCCATTTCCGTGGTTTGGCGGGAAATCTGGCGCGTGCGAGCTGGTTTGGCACGCCTTTGGTGATGTGCAAAACTACGTTGAACCTTTTGCGGGAAGCGCGGCCATGTTGCTGGGTGCACCGGAAGGCAAGCGCATTGAAACGATTAACGACTTTGACGGCTTTGTGGCCAACTTTTGGCGAGCCATCCACGCCGACTCTGAGGCTGTGGCGCATCATGCCGACTGGCCCTGCAATGAAAACGACTTGTTTGCCCGTCATTCATGGCTGGTGCGCCATGTGCAAGGTTTAACCGAAAAACTGCACGCTGATCCTGATTACTTTGACGCAAAGATGGCGGGGTGGTGGTGTTGGGGCGCGTGCAATTGGATTGGTTCTGGCTGGTGCGGTGGTGAAGGCCCGTGGATTCATGACGGTGAAAAGCTGGTTGATCGCCGTCAACTCCCGCACCTGAGCGCCGGGCAAGGCATTAACCGTCAACTCCCGCACCTGAGCGCCGGGCGAGGCCAGTTTATTTACACATGGTTTGCCTCCTTGCATGACCGCCTGCGTGATGTCCGCGTAGCGTGCGGCGATTGGTCGCGGGTGGTCAAGGACTCGGTGACCGTGCGCCATGGACTGACTGCTGTTTTTCTCGACCCGCCATACTTTAAAGGTGAGATGGACTATGCAGCCGGAGGGGTGGGAACCAACTTGCCCGCAGAGGTGGGCACATGGTGCGCAACCAACGGCGACAACCCCAAGCTGCGCATTGTGATTTGCGGCCATGCCGGGGAGCATGACGCTTTGCTGGCAAAAGGCTGGACTGAGCGCAAATGGACTGCTCGCAAAGGCTACGCCATTACCGACGAGGCTGTGGCCAACAGCGCCAGTGAAACGATCTGGTGCAGCCCGCATTGTGTTGCAAAGATGTCTGACGATCAATTTTCTTTGGAGTTGTTTTAATGCTCCGTGACTACCAACAACGCACCATAGACCAGCTATATGCGCTACAATGACAATATTCTCACCAAGTAAGGAAATTGTTATTATGGGCAAACCAACAATTGAAATGGTCGGACTTAAGTACAACCGTTGGACGGTGTTGTCAGAGGCAACAAAACCTGCGGAAACAAAGCAGACGGGAAAATTCTGGAATTGCATTTGCGAATGCGGAACAAAGCAGGTGGTTTATGGCATGACTATTCGAAGTGGAGGAAGTAAATCATGTGGTTGCTTAAAAGCGGAAAAAAACTCAATCGCCATGAAAGCCATGAGGCTTCGTCAGTCTGGAACTTTGCATGATCGTTTTTTTTCTCGTTTTGCAAAACTTGATAGCGGCTGCTGGCAGTGGAGGGCACACACAGACAAAGACGGGTATGGCGTATTGCCTGGTGACCGAAAAAACACAAGAGCGCATCGGCTTTCTTATGAAATTTACAAGGGATTAATTCCTGATGGATTGATTGTTTGCCATCACTGCGATAACCCTGGATGCGTCAATCCAGACCATTTGTTTGTTGGCACAACAAAAGACAACGCGCAAGACGCACTACAAAAAAAACGCCATTACGTTGGAGAGAAAAACGGACGCTCAAAGTTGACCGAAGAAAATGTTAAAGAAATATTTGTTTCTAATTTAAACGGTAGGGAATTAGCTGAAAAATTTGGCGTTACAAGAACAACGATAAATAACGTTAGAAGAGGCGTTACATGGAAAAAATAGAGCTGAGGGAATACCAGTCGCGTGCTTTATCAATGCTTTACGATTGGCTTGGAAAAAACACAGGTCATCCATGTATTGTGTTGCCGACTGGCAGCGGAAAAAGCATTGTTATCGCCGAACTGTGTCGCAAAGCAATTACGGAATGGCCGGAGACGCATATCGTGATGCTTACGCGCAGCGTTGAATTGATAAACCAAAACGCCGAAAAGCTACGCGCGATTTGGCCAGGTGCTCCAATGGGCATTTACTCAGCAAGTGCAGGTAAAAAGCAATTGGGAGAACCCATCACCATTGGCGGGCCTCTTTCAATTGTTCGTGTCACAAAGAAGATTGGTCATTGCGATCTTTTACTGGTGGATGAGGCACATGACATTTCTCATAAAGATGAAGGAAGCTATCGCAAAATCATCAATGACTTTATGGAAATAAATCCATCCATGCGCGTCATTGGTTTTACAGCTAGCCCATTTCGTCTTGGCCACGGAATGATTACAGATAAGCCAGCGATCTTTGATGCACTCATTGAGCCAATAAGCATTGAAGAACTTATTTTTAAGGGCTATCTTGCGACATTACGCAGCAAGCAAACCAGCTTTAAATTTGACACCAGCAGCGTTCACAAACGAGGAGGTGATTTTATTGAGTCTGAACTTCAAGCGGCTGTTGACACATCAGACAATAACGATGCCATGATTAATGAGGTCATCAATCGTTCTGATGGCCGCAAAAGTTGGATGTTTTTTGCAACGGGTGTAAAGCACGCCGAGCATTTGCGTGACATTCTTTTAAGTCGTGGAGTGTCTGCCGTTTCCGTGACTGGTGACATGGCAAAAAAAGATCGAGAGCAATCTATTGCCGATTTTAAGTCTGGAAAGATTACAGCAATTACGCAGGTCGGATGTTTGAATGTCGGGTTTGACCATCCAGCCATTGATCTGCTGGTGATGGCTAGACCAACTATGTCCCCAGGCTTATATCTGCAACAAGCAGGTCGAGGCATGAGGCCGAACACTGGCAAGGCCGACTGCCTGGTGCTGGACTTTGCTGGCGTGGTGTCAAGCCACGGGCCGATCACCGCCGTCCAGCCCCCAAAGAAGGGTGGTGATGGCAATGGCGAAGCGCCAGTGAAGGTCTGCGATGAGTGCGGCGAGTTGTGCGCCATATCAGCGTCTGTTTGCTCGGCCTGTGGTCATGCCTTTCCAGCCCCAGAGCCAAAGAAACTCAAGCTGCACGATGACGACATCATGGGGCTGGAGGGGCGTGATCTGGATGTAACAAGCTGGACATGGCGCAAGCACATAAGCAAGGCATCGGGCAAGGAAATGCTGGCGGTGACTTACTACGGCGGCTTGAGTGATCCGGCGGTGACCGAGTACTTGGCCGTTACGCATGATGGTTATGCGGGCCAGAGCGCTTTGCAGAAGCTCGTAACCATAGCAGAACGGGCTCAGATCAAGCCAGGTGGCCTTAATGTGCAGTCGCTTGAGGAGATGGCAGCCAACATGAATCAAACGCAACCACCGAGCAGCATTGAATTTAAAAAAGATGGCAAGTTTTTTCGCGTAATGCGTAGGCGGTGGGCATGACTGTTGAAGAACAAATGAGCAACGCTCAAAAGCTCAAGCATTGCGATGTTTGCAAGCTGGACGCTGACCCGAAGGGCGGCATTGATGTCAGGGCCAAGTGGTATTGCGGCAAGTGCTGGATGAAATTTACACAACAACGGGGGATGAAATGAGACAACCAGAGCCAGAGTTTTTGATCCAGTGGCGCGAGTGGGACAAAGCAGGCCCACCAAGGTGCTGCCACACCTGTGAGCATTACGGCGTTGATGGCTTGTGCGTTGAGTTCTTTATCCCACCGCCACCAGAATTTGCCAATGCCGTGGGCGAGTGCGACAAGTGGGAGGTTCAATGTCCGTTCTAGACCGCATACCAACCGAGCATGAGGAGCAACGCGAGTTTGTGCGCTGGTTTCGCCAAGGCTACAAGGGCGTGCGTATATTTGCTATCCCAAATGGCGGTGCTAGAAGCATGGCTACGGCTGGGCGCTTGAAGGTCGAGGGCGTATCGCCTGGCGTGCCTGACCTGTTTATTCCAGACTGGCGCTTGTGGGTGGAGATGAAGCGCACCAAGGGCGGTAGCGTAAGCGCCGAGCAGAAGGACTGGATTGCCTATCTGGAGGGTTGTGGCTACACCTGTTTTGTGGCAAAGGGGGCTGATCAGGCTAAAGAAATTGTGTTAGGGTTTGTCCCTAGTT